CAATGCAGTAGAGAAAAACGGAAAACTCCACATCACAGGGAGAGTGTCCGCCAGATTTTAAGGAGGCAGACGATGACAGCAAAGAACGCAGAAGGGTATCCAGACCCAACAGCAGAGGAAGCAATCCGCCATGTAATGCGTGGAGGAAAACTGGATTATACCTCCTTCAGAACCTACGAAGAATTGCAAGACTATACCATAGAGCATAATAAGGGCATAAGCACCAGGGAAGCGGCCGACAAATTCATCCGGGAGAAGATGCCAAAGGAAAGCTACTTCCAGAAGAAAATCCTCGACTGGATAAAGGATAACGCACCAAATGCCATCGCATGGAAAGAAGCAGCCGGCCCGTACTCCAGACAGGGAATCCCAGACATTACCTGCATCATCAATGGCAGGTATTACGGATTCGAGGTCAAGCGGCCATTCATCGGGGTACTGAGTAAGATGCAGGAGCAGACGATAAAGCAGATCCGCAAGGCAGGCGGTAGGGCATGGGTAGTCACTTCGGAAAAGGAAGTAGCAGAAATCCTGCTGCCGGAACTGACACAGAAATAGCAAGGGAGCAAACAGAATGAGAGTAGCAATCGAACCGAGAAAAGCAACTGACCGTGGCGGATATTACTGTATGCCGCTGAAGGTAAATGTGCCGACAGGACGCAAGGACTGGAAGCTGACCAAGTGCCCGGAGTGCGGTGCACAGTGTTGGGAACTGCCACTGGCAGAAGTAGCCAAGGAGCAGGGAGCAAAAGGACTCTGCACCATGTGCGCTTTAAAGAAGGGAGTGAGCGGAAGATGAGAGTAAAAATAAAGCCAGTCAATGATATGGCGGTGTCTGACGAACACCTCAACATCATAATCCTCAAAAAGCCAAAGCGCAGATATAGACAGATTATCAAGGCATATTACAGAAGAATGCAGAAGAAGGAAGTGAAAGAATCGTGAAAGCAATAACAGTATGGCAACCATGGGCAACGCTATTGGCGACTGGGCAGAAACATAACGAAACACGGTCATGGAAAACAAGCTATCGTGGAGAAATCCTCATCCACGCAGCCAAAACAGATCACAGTGGAATCCTGCTACATATCCCGATGGAAGAATTGAAGCACTTACAGGACGCAGGTGTAGTAAATAAACTACCGACAGGAGCAATCATCGGGAAAGCAAATCTCGTGGATTGTTTCCAAATCGATGAAGCCTATCGAAGAAAACTGCAAAGAGAGAATCCGGCAGAGTTAGCATTCGGAGATTATACCATCGGCAGATACGCATGGGTAATGGCAGATGCAATATTATTCAATAAGCCAATTCCGGCAAAGGGAAAGCAAGGACTGTGGAACTGGGAAGAAGGGATACAGGATGGACAATGAGAATAAGTGCTGCGGCACCTGCTACTGGCACAAAAAATGCTGTGGAGAGTTTCAATGTTTCAATGAGAGTGCAGAAGGCTTTGCAATAGAAACGGCATACGATGACGGCAAGGATTGTGAAGAATGGGAGGAGCGATGATGGAGCAAAAACCATTGACAATCGAGGAATTGAAGGAAATGGCAGGACAGCCAGTGTGGTGTCCGGATGAGGAAGCATACGGAATCGTGATGTGTGACAAAATCGGGCAATGGGCAGGCATTCCATTCCTGCACGGAGTATGGTACGGGGATGGCAATGGCTGCGGTGTGGAATTTAATCATAATATCATCAAGAGAAGGCTGAGATGCTACAGAACGATCAGCGAGAAAGACATCCCGAAACCACTCATAAAGAAAGCAGCATTCGGAGATATTGTGATGGTATGCCCAAACTGCGAAAACGCAGCCGTTATCAATCCATACAGAAAAATCAATCCATACAGAAAAGACAGGGAATTATATCCGCACTGTCCATGGTGTGGGCAGAAATTAAAGGAGGCAGAGGATGAGACTGAAAAAGAAAATCAGTAGGCAGAGTAAGATATTTAAAAAGGCGATCAATGCAAAGTGGGCATTCTACTGGGCAAAGTTTATGACAGAAGCAGCGACTATCTGCAGGAAGTACACGCATGAAGTAATCGAAGGCAAGGGAACGGATCATGAATATACACACCTCTCATGCGATGGCTGCCCATTCAATGTGGAGAAGTTCGGGGAGCACAAGATATGCGGGTGCATATTAAGCGGACCGGACGGCTGGGATGAGCCAAAGGTAATCGGTCATATCGTCCGCACAATAATCCATGAAATGGCGGGTGGCAAGAAATGAAAAAGAAAGAAACTGAAGCGCAAGCAAGAGAACGCAGAAAAAAACAATACGGATGTGATGGACTTTGCTATGGCGGAATGAATGACGATGGAGTCATGTGTCAGCCTTGTGGCGGAATAGACACCTGTGAGGAAACCAGATACATAGAAGCGTTTGCTACCTGGGGAGCGGCACTGGTCATACTTTTAACACCAATCGCTATGGTTGCAGGTTTTGTGCTTCTCATAGTTGCGACAGTGAAAGGACGGATATAAACATGGGAAAAGGTAAACAAAAGCGAAAACCATTCGGGATGAATTCATCCCTGGCAGACGCAACGAAGATCATGAAACTTCAGAGAGGAGGAGAATAATGGAAAAAGTCACGATGTATAGGTGCGAATATTGCGGAAACCTTTTTGATACAGCAGAACTAAGTGCAAAACATGAACAAAGGCACAGGAATATTGATGGTGCAAACGAAATGCTTCGAGAGGGTGCAACGCTTGAACAGATAAATCAGAGATACAAAATCTGGAGCAATGTACCGGATCACTTAAAAGAAGCCACAAAGGATAATTGTTTCAGAATTTCATACTGGCAGTGTTGCAATAAGCCAGCATACACAATGAGAGAGATAAAAATGGACGGAAGAATCAGATTATTCGGATGCGGATCATGGAACGGATACTACGGTAGCGATGTAAGAATTGATAGTACTGACTTAAAAGACATACATCAACCAGACGAACTGTTTATCGATCCAAGATATGAAAGTAGGTGGTAAAAGTGGCAAAAGGTAAACCAAAGCGTAAGCCATTCGGGATGAATTCCAGTCTGGCGGACGCAACGCAGGTAATGAGACAACTTCCGGTGTCGGCAATGCTCTCATCCATAGAAATGCAGATAAACATCCTGCAGGAGCGTGGAGTAGAGATACGAGACTGGGAGAACAAAGACCGGGTACTCAAGCAGGTAAGGATACTCGGCGGAAAAGCATACTTCCTTGCGGAGGACAAACCCAGGGATTAGAAAGAAGGAAAACTATGACACCAGACAGCATGGCAAATGAGGTAGAAGAACAAAAACTGCTTCTCAAACAGTACCTCGGACAATATTATTATGCCAAGATGAAAAAGAAGCAGTTGGAAGCCAGACTTCGTACTTTCAGAGAAAATATGCTCGGCACAAAGGGGATGCAATACTCCCCAGTGCCACGCAGCCAGACCAACAGCGTAGGAGACGGACCGGCAACGCAGGTCATCCGTGCAATGGAGATCGAGGACAGAATCGAATCACAGAAAGCAGAGATGGCAAAGACCATGCTGAATGTGATGAAGATCATGGATTTTTTACCAACGGACTCCACGGAACGGAGCATACTGGAATACAGACACATTGACTGTTTGAGTTGGAAGCAGGTGTGCAAGGAAGCAAACATGACAAGGACCCCGTGCAACAAATACTACAACGCAGGAATTGACAAGCTGCTTACATACAAAAAAGTACAGTCAATTTTACAGGAATTCGCCTCCTCCCAAGAACCCTCAAAGCCTTGAAATTGCTTGACTTCGGAGTATGGGGGGGGGTAGAATTGTACTGACAAAATAGCTTATTGTCAGATGATAAATTCTACCCCTTAAAAGGAGGAGCAATATGGGATTGAAAGATTACACAGATACAAAAAATGGACCGCAATTGGCGGTATTAAAACACGCAGTCATCGGAGACAGGATCGGAGAGGTCAAGATAGAAAAAGGCTTCCTAAAATTCAAAGGAACGATGACAGACAAACATACCAAGGAAGTGCATCATTGTACCATGGCAGGATGCGATTGCGAAGATTATAAGAAACACAAGCTGCCATGTGTGCATATGTACAAGTTGGCACTGGAATACGGAATATACAAGGACGTTCAGAAGCGAGGGTTCGCAGATAAACTGGCAGGACTAAGCGATGAAGCCTTCGCCTATTTTGAAAGCGCAATGTATGGCGGATATTACGATATAGAAAGAGATATCGAAGAAGGATCATTGGAGAAACTGACGCAGAAGATTAAAAGCGAATTATCCAGAGAAGGACTACTGGAATTCCATCGTGGATATTTTGTATTTACGAACCATGTCCAAAGCGAAATCATCGGATATATCTTGGCGACTTTTTCAGATCCACGCAGTATAGAGCGTAGAAAAAATCAGTAAAAATAATCACGGAAATATCAAGCCGGAAATTTTACCGGGGAAAGTTCCGCAAAAAGAAAAAAATAGAACATCGAAAATTCAAGCCGACTTTTGGAAATCCACATTCGGAATCCAAGGGCCGGCTTTTACTGTGTGTACAGAACGGATTATAAATAGCAAGTCTAAAAATAGGGCACGTATATAGGGAGCGTATAAGGCCCGCATATAACACCCCCATATATGGGGCAGGTATTATGCCCAGAAAAAAGACAGGAAAAGCACAGGGGTACAGAGGCACACCGTAGCACACACCCACAGGGGCAGGGAGAGCAGGGGGCAGGACGCACTCGCACACCACAGCCACAGCACCACGCAGACGCACCACAGGCAGAGCAGGCAAGGCACAGGGCGCACCACAGAAGCACAGCACACAGAAGAAAGCACAAGAGAGTACACAAGAGTACATCGAGGTGTGCTATAGTAGTAGCGTGGAGCACAAGGGGACAGACCACACGGTCACACCCAACCACTCCACTTGCTCCCCTCAGAGAGGACATGGCACAAGGCATCAGAGCCTGCGCTGTGTCCTCTTTTGCGTGCAGGCGGGGCACGGCATCGCCGTAGGTACTACCCAGACCCAAAATGCAATGCGGGGCGAGGAAGGCGCGGCTTTTTTGCCGATAAAATAAAAAAATTTTTAACCATTTCGTTACGCAAAGCGGGAAGGAGGCTTGGAAATGGACCAGAAACTGAGAACTGAACGCAGGAAACTGGCTGACTTAAAGGCAGCAGAATACAATCCAAGAAAAGCACTGACCCCGGACGATGCGGAATACCAGAAAATAAGGCGGAGCATTGAAGAATTCGGATACGTTGACCCCATCATCATAAACGAGGATGGAACTATCATAGGCGGCCATCAGAGGGCAACCGTCCTCAAAGACCTCGGATACCAGGAAGTGGACGTGGTCGTGGTGGCTCTGGACAAGCAGAGAGAGAAGGCTCTGAACATCGCACTGAATAAGATTACAGGCGAATGGGATGAAGTGAAGTTGAAAGACCTCCTGCTTGACCTCGACCTCGGAGATTACGACATATCACTGACAGGCTTCGAGCAGAACGACCTCACGGAACTGGTGGACAAACTCGCTATCGAGCCGGAAGCAGTGGACGATGACTTCAATGAGGACGAAGCACTGGAGCAGGCGGAAGCCGAACCAGTAACCAAACTCGGAGATGTGTGGCTACTGGGCAGACACAGGCTCATGTGCGGAGACAGTACATCGCAGGATGACATGGCGGTTCTGATGAATGGAGAAATCGCAGACCTTGTCGTCACTGATCCGCCATACAATGTCAACTACGGAGACAAGGCAGAGATGCTCGATGAGTACCTCCCTGCCAAAGGACACCGCAACATCAATCACATCAAGAACGATAATATGGACAACCAGAGTTTCTATTCGTTCTTACTGGCAACCTATCAGAGTGCCTATGAATTTATGAGAGCCGGGGCAGCAATCTATGTATTCCACGCAGAGAGTACCGGGCACATATTCAGACAGGCATTCCTTGACGCAGGACTGAAACTCGCCCAGTGCTTAATCTGGGAAAAGAACGCATTCGTCCTCGGCAGACAGGACTACCAGTGGAGACACGAACCGTGTCTGTATGGATGGAAAGAGGGTGCGGCGCATTACTTCATCAATGACAGGACACAGGATACCGTCATTCTGGAAGATGATATAGATTTCAGTGCCATGAAGAAAAACGAACTTGTGGCATATCTGGAAGAACTCCGCAGGAAAAACAGAGATCAGACCTCTGTTATTTACGAGAACAAACCGACAAGGAATGACATACACCCGACCATGAAGCCAATCGCACTGGTCGGAAAATTCATAACCAATTCCAGTAAGTCCGGATGGAATGTACTGGATCTGTTCGGTGGAAGCGGCAGCACCCTCATGGCCGCAGAGCAACTGGGAAGGACGGCATTCATCATGGAACTGGATGAGAGATTCTGCGATGTGATCGTGAAACGGTGGGAAGATTACACCGGGCAGCAGGCAGTCCGAATCCCGGCAGAGGATGTAAAGTAGAATGGCAGAGGAACAGCAGGGCGGCTTCTACCGTGTAGAGGTCATCGCTTCTCTGTTCGGAGTAACGGTGCGAAGGGTGCAGCAGCTTACTCAAGAGGGCATCATATCAACAACCAAGACCAAAGAGGGGAATCGGTATGAATTAGCACCTACCATTCAGAGGTATGTCAAATACCTTTCAGACAAGGCATACGGAAAAAGCAAGTCCGAAAAGGAAGCCGAACTGAGGGAACAGAAACTGCAGGCAGAGATCGCCCTCAAGGAATCCCAGGGAGAAATGCATAGATTAAAGACAGAAATCGCATCGGGTAAGTACATCGACATCGAGGAAGTGAAGATGGACTATAGCCGATTTTTTGTTTCATTCAAAAAGTTTGCATTATCCCTGCCGAGCCGACTATCCGGCAGAATCAGCGGTCACTGCGACCCGATGGAGATTCGCTCGATAGAAAAGGATCTGAACGCAGAAATCATCCGGTTATTAAACAGCTTTGTGGTGGCAGGCTGCACACCGGAAGAAATGGAAAAGAAAAAGCGTGGCAAGAAATCCGTATCGTAGATACGAGGTCACAGAATACCAGAAGGAAGCCTTAAAGTTCCTACAGCCACCAGAGGACATCACGGTATCGGAGTGGGCAGACAAGTACAGGGTACTGGATGCCAAGACCTCTGCAATGCCGGGACCATGGCGGACAGAACACACCCCATACCTTAAAGGCATCATGGATGAGTTCAACAATTATGAGACAGAGGAAATCGTCTACGTGAAGCCTACACAGGTAGGTGGAACAGAGTGTCTCCAGAACATGGTAGGTTACATCGTCCAACAGGACCCTGCGCCGACCATGATCGTATATCCGACAGATACGCTCGCAAAATCCATATCGGAGAACAGACTGCAGCCGATGTTCAAAGCGGCACCGGAACTCCGAAAGAGGTTTGATGAGAACTCGCAGTTGCAGGAATTACAGTTTGATGGAATGTATCTGACACTGGCAGGCTCGAACTCCCCATCAAGCCTTGCGAGTAAGGCAATCCGATTCCTGTTTCTCGATGAGGTGGATAAATATCCGGGGGCATCCAAAAAGGAAGCCGACCCTGTCAGTCTGGCAAGGGAACGAACCAAGACATTCCACAACAGGAAGATATTCATCACAAGCACACCGACACTGAAAACAGGGCATATCTGGAAAGCCAAGGAAGATGCAGACATAGAGAAGCACTACTTCGTTCCATGTCCGCACTGCGGGGAATACATCGAACTCAAGTGGAAGCAGATACACTTCCCCAAAGAGGAAGGGATGAGTTACGCAGACCGTGCAGAATTCGCAACTTATGTATGCCAGGAGTGCGGATGCGTAATCACAGACCAGGACAAGCCGGAGATGCTCCGCAAGGGAGAGTGGCGGACGGTCAAGGAAAACACCAAGTTCGTCCGCAAGGTAGCATTCTGGATGAACACTTTGTACTCTCCATTTGTTCGCTTTTCGGAGATTGTAAAAGAATTTCTGGACAGTAAGGACGACCCGGAGAAGCTGCAGAACTTCGTCAACTCATGGCTTGCAGAGCCGTGGGAGGATACCAAGCTAAAGACCAACGCAGA